AAGCTTGGCAGTGACCACAGGGTTCTCACCCCAACAATGCATGTCAAGGGCAGTCTCGGCAAGAACGAATGTTCCGGCGTCAGACAGACTGGAACCGGCCTCGGTAGCAGCGTTCCAACTGGTCTCAGTACCGGCAGAGGCGGCACCAGCGTTGGGCATCTGGAAGACATTACCATCAGTGGAGATGAAGGCATTGGCACCAGATGTCTGGTCCTCACCACCGAAGGCATGAACGGCGTTGGGAAGGGCATCAATGGCATCAGTGTAATTGAAAGGCTGGGCACCAAGGGTCTTGTAAAGAGTCTGACCACCCTCCAAAGAGGCACAGTAGTCAACATTGGCATCAGGCTGGACAACCCACACAAGCTCCTTACAGGGGTGGTTGAAGTTAAGCTTGATCTTGTTGGAAGAAGAACCAACAGACTCGTCGCCAGTGAATTGAACCTGCTCAATCAAATACTCGTGAGGGTTCTGGGCCATCTTGCGGCGCTCGTCAGTATCAAGGAAGATATAGTCAACATAAAGAGAGGCGGCAACAAGAGATTGCTGGTAGGCTTGGCTCACAGACTGAGTTCCGGAGCCCTGGGTAAGAGACTTGACGGCCCATAGGCACTCGCCAATAGGACGGAAGTCAATGTTGATCTTAACCTCGTGGTATTGAAGGGCAATAAGAGGAAGAGCAAGTCCGGGGTTGCGGCAAAACCAGAACTGAAGGGGAACGTAAAGAGTGGTCTCAGGAAGGGCGTTGCGAGGAGCACACACCTGGGCGGGGCCACCGGCGGCGGCACAGGGACCAGACACGTTGGCGAACCCGGGGTCGGTGATGTAGGTAAGCTGGGTGGTGTTTCCGATCATCTTGTAGTAGCCAGCCTGTTGCTCCTTGGAAAGAGTAACCTGGTTCCAGATGTGCATCCAATCACCATATTGACGGTCAATACGCTGACCACCAATCTCGACCTCAACCTGAGCAACAAGCTGCTCACCAATGAAGTCCAACCAACGGGCATAAACAGCACCAGTTGCGCCCTTCATGTCCTGGTCAATCTGGGGAAGAGTGACCTGAAGATAGGTGCGGTAGGCAAGATCACCATTACGGCTGAGTGTGCAGGTCACACGGCGACCGAAATCGGCCTGACCGGAGAAGGTCTGCTCAATGCTCTCCATGGCAAAGTTTGTGTGGCGTCTGTAAGACACCTTCCAGAAGGTAATTTCGGGGGTTCCAGTAAGAAAAACGTCTTGTGCGCCATAGGCGACTAGTTGCATAAGTCCTCCAGCCATTTGTCTGTAGTTATACAATAGACTAAGATAATAATCTCAGAAAAATACGTATTTAATTCATTTATTTTTTATGCCTAAATAAATGAATTGTATTATCAAAGCATATCGCAATTGATAGTTTATTTTTTTATTGTAGATTGTTTATGCTTGATGATCGAACCAATAACAATAAATATTTCTATTTTTTGTAAGTAATGCAGTAAAATTCAGATTCTCTTAGTTTTATTTTTTGTCAGAAATACAACGAAATTCTGAACTTCTTTTTTGACCTGGTTTGCACGGATTCACACAACGACCCGTCGTTGGTTTCAATTCTTTACCTATTTTTTTACAATCACTTGGCGTGTTTTTCTTTGTTTTTCTATTAGGACTGGTATGTTTCTTTGTTTTTATACAACGGAATTTATTGTTTCTTTCTTTGCCGTCTTTACACGCGACTGCACATTTTTTTGTTTCTGGATTATAATCAGGTTTTTCAGGCGGACAATGCTTTCTGCTATGATTCAAACTTGCCACAGATAACTTTTTATCCAATTTTATACTTTCTTTTGTTTTTTTCGTTTTAACACAACGGAATTTATTGTTTCTTTCTTTGCCGTCTTTACACGCGACTACGCATTTTTTTATTGTTGGATTATAATCAGGTTTCCCAGGTGGACAATGCTGTCTGTTATGGTTCAAACTTGCCACAGATAACCTTTCCGCCAATTCTATACTTTCTTTTGTTGGACTCGGTTCTCGTGAGACTATTTTGTGTAATTCCAATAATTTTTTATACTCTTTTCGCAACTCTGCAAAATCAGTATTTCGCGTAGCCAAATCCTTTTTCACATATGGTTGGATTAAACTCATCGCATCAATCACAAAAAGTTGATCATAGTCGCTTACTTTAAATATATGTAGAAATAATTCCATAAGTGCCAGAGACAAAGAATATCCATCAAAAGAAGTAGCCACCTTTTCTATGAATTTATTGTATGGAATTTTTTTATATTTTTTACATTTAGTTTTGGTATCATATTCTTCTCTATTTGCACAGCTTAATTCCGATGGAAAGTATCCCCACGATACAGCCATATCATTCTCGCTATTTTTTGCTTCCTTAATAAAACTATCTATTTTTTCCATCAAACCAAAATCAATGTATTTTGCTTTACCGGTTTGAATATTATACACTATATTTGCTAGTTTGATGTCGTGGTGTAGAATATTGTGTTTAACGAAAAATTCGATCCCTTCTATTAAATCTACTATAGAGACTAAAAATGCTTCTTTATCACTAATAGACAATGCAGGAAACACTCTTCTTACAAATTGGTGCAAATCCACGCCTCCGTCTTCTAACAACAACAAAGACAAACCTTCTAAATTTTGTTCAGCTTGTTTTTTTCTCACGGGAGAAGAATTACATTTTTCCACTAGCTTTTTAAACTGTTCATTTTTTTTTGGCTTACAGAGTTTGGGATAAGCCACCGTATATTTCTCAATTCCCTTGATAGATTTAAATATCTTCATTTCTTGCTGTTCTTCTATTGCGTGTCTATCTGACATTATTTTTGATACTTTATTATCATAATTTGGTTTTGTAGCAAACGGATTATATGCGTTCTCACATTTCAAACTTGGCTTCACTACACAACCATATGACCCTTGTCCTACTATTGTTGGTTCCATTTATATATCCAGATATTATAAAGTTGATGATAATTTCGAATTTTATATTTTTTATAACAAATATTATAAAATTGATGATAATTTCATAATACATATTTTTGATAACAAATATTATAAAATTGATGAAAGTTGCTGCTTCTATCTTTTTTGTAACTATATCATTAATTATCAATATGACACAATTAACCGCGGCTAGACACGTGAGCGAACTCGCAAGAGGCGTGTTCAAGCAACGATTGTTGTCAATACCTGATCACCCTCTACAAGCCCCGATTTCGAACGCGGCTATAACAATCCAGAAAATCACGAGAGGTGTGCAAAATCGACGCCGTTATTTAATACCTTCATCTACAGTGCAAACTAAAATCTGGCGCCAAGAACAGTCTTGGTATATGAATGGCAAGAAAAATGAGTGCGAAATATATCAACGAAATTTCATCGAAAAAATTACAAATATGAAATGTGCAAAGTCCGACAAACGACTTCATATCCCCACCAAAATTCTCGCCGATAACAGATACCCAATGAAGAAGGTCGATGGCTTCGACTGGACGGAAGACTTTGACGGGTTCATTCCAATCAGTGATGATGCTCACCTTTATCTCAACCTCAAATTTATATGCGACGCGGGTGGATCACAAACCCGCAGTCTTCGTGAAGTGTATCATTTTATCACTACACAACTCGACCATCTTGTTTTATTCCCAACTAGCTCTGTTCAATTTGTGAATATTTTGGACGGCAACACTTGCGCGAACTCAATGGATAAGTATGAATTTCTATTGAAGAAGCCTCGATATAGTTTTGTCAAGAACCGGGTGTTTGTTGGAGATTTAAACGAATTTCAAGACTGGTGGTTCGCTAACTATAAAAAATAAATAAACTCTGAATACACTTCCTATTATGCATAAGGGATACTCGTTGTGTCCAATAAATACTCTACTATATTATAAACTAAGTCAAAAGATATTCTTTTCCTAGCGATAGATTTGCTTTCTCGGTAATTCGTCAAGAACAAAGAATTATACTTTTTTCGTTGCATTGTCAAATATTCATTAAAAGCTACTACTAACTGTTTTTGCTGCTCATTAGACAATGCCGGTTCGATAACCAATGTGGCATATGTTCGGGCTGTCTGGTTCGGTGTATCGTCAATATAAACATCTTTCTCTTCTACTAACGATAGTCCAATCTGACTATATTTATTATCATCAATACATTTTACGACCACATTTGTATTTTTTTTATCTAGATTCTTACTGGTTAGGCGGGTAATTTTATATTTATGTTCTAGGGGCAGATTATAAATCTCTCCACCAAAAGTATAACTATTCTTATCGTGCAACATTATATGCAGTCGTTTTTTAGATGGATATATAATAGTAGTTATCGCTTCTGGTTTCGTATTTTTTCGTAGTTCGAATTGAAAAGAACATACTGTATAGGTCGTGTCATTAAATACAGATTCTTCAAAGATATTCAGATGTAATATCTTGTAGGTTCTTAGAAAATCTCCACGTAATTCCACATCTGCCTTTCGAATAGATGACCAAAAATTCAGTGGGATAATGATTATCCCCCCTGCACATTGGTTTTCTAGCAGTTCTTTCAAGAAACATTTATATAAATCATTTGTGTTATATTTATCGTAAAGCTCTTTGTTTGCTGATTTATTTCTGGCTAAATAAGGTGGGTTGGTCAATATGAATTTATCGTTGTAGTTCGGGGGATTCTCTAGTGTATCTTGTTTGACGGTATTGTCTAGTTTGGGGTCGATGTCATACGTTTCCAATTCATGTGGCGTTTTATCGTCAATGAACTGTAGTAAATGACCCTCACCACAAAAAGGCTCGACGATTGTGTTTATGTCCTCTGGGATATGCAGATTTTGCAATATATATCTGTATTGGGTCGTATAATATTGGCCATATTCTTGTTTTTTACTCATTGCTACTATATAATAAATAGGTTTGTTATTATATGGTTTATCAATTTTACTTATCGGTTGTATTTGCTAATATGAAATCCATTGAAAAATTTGATGCCACAAAGGTCTCTAAATAATCTTCTTGAAATATTTCTTTTCGGTTCTCGTGTTTTTTTGTAAAGATATAAGACTCATATGATTTATTTACTTTCCACCCTTTTTCTAAAGCATTTGTTATAAACATCATCTTTTGCAATGTCGGCTTATCTATTTTTATATTTTGGGGTAAATCTATTTGTATATTTTGGGGCATTGTATATAATGCTTTTACATTGTTTTTTTCTTACCCTTACGAGTTTTATTTTTGTATTTATATTTTTTACGCTTGGTATTCTTGTTTTTCTTGGCTTTCTTGGTTTTATTCGCTTTCTTGTTTTGACGGTTCTTCTTTTTTGTTTTACTACCTCCTGGTGTTTCAATTTTAACACGATGACCCTTATTATTACCATCTTCATTGCCTAGATCATCACCAAGATTAGCCTTGCGCTTATTGTTGGGCGAAGAAGAATTAGATAGCGATAATTTATCTGCAGCACTTTCAATAGAATCATCAAACTGTTCCGTTGAGTACAACTCAACTCCAATCTTAGTTTTTGTTGGTTCTTCAATAAATAGAATTACATAACCATCATCCTTATCCTTTCTCTTTAATAACTCTCTCGAAACATCTTCATCAACATTTATATTATGAGTCGTTCTAGGTGGACGATCATTAAGCATTGCAAGATATCTTTTGAAATGATTTTTCATTTCTTCAGTAGGAGAATCGATGTCTTTCAAATTCATAAATATGGTTTCACCAACAGTATCGATATTAACCTTCCTACGCTCACCTGTTATTATCATAGATAGTAATTGTGTTGTAGCCTCTATCATATACGAGTGCAATTTCATACAGTCGTTTATGAATAATTCTTTTTCATCTCCTTTCAACTGTAGTGTATATACAGGTGTATATACAGGTGTATTTGGCGATTTGGATGATCCTGGTGACACTGTCGCGGTTTGAGACCCTGCATTTTGCTGTACTGTAATTCTCTCTACTATGTATTTAATACCGTTAAAATATAAACCTAATTTTCGATTTTTTGATTCAAAAAACTGTATTACGTATTTGAATTCTTCAATATTTTCAATATCATTTTGGTCAATAGCCTCACCGTTCGTCAGTTTCTCCAGTTTGCCCTTCAACTCCGTGTATATGTTGTGGAAGTAAGCTGCTAATAATGGTGATGGTAAATTTTTATCTGGGTTCCATATATCATTCAATAGATCTGCCAAACAATTGTATCCATATTTTTGCACATATCCATTATACGTAGTTAATAAGCTGTTTAAATCTGTGAAATACGCTTCACCTACTGCTCTAAAAGCATTTTTATCGGCCGTTCGGAAGTAATAGGTATTATCATAAATAAATAACATTGTTTGATGTATTACGTTATTCTTATCATCTTTCTCAATATTGCTTACGCAATTTACACTTCCTTCGTATAAAAACGACGCATTTTCGGGGTGTCTTGCTATATCAAATCGTTTTCTATTTTTATTTTTTGCTGGTAATCCTATTTTTGCCAGTGTCTGGCTTGACTTTTTGGCTCCATGTGTCTGGCTTGACTGATTGGCTCCATGTGTTGCGCTCTTGGTTGGTGTTCTGCTTCCACCATCAAGATCAATCTTCAAATATTCTTTCATTTTTGAAAACACACTGCATACTTTAACAGTTGTAGTCAGAAAAGTATTACCCTTAATATAACAACTTGACAATTCAAATAATTCCATATAAACTTCGGGTAATAGATCCGGATCTTTCTCTAATTTACGAAATAAACTATTTACTATGATAAACTTTTCTTTCAGTTCTTCAATCTTATCTGTTTCAACTGGACTA